CCCTCTATTTCACCCAGCGGCACTGCGAAGCCTTGCGGCACTGGTAGCGCTGTGAATGTCGCTTCGTTGGGGAAGGCATATTTACGGAAGGTAGCCATTAGGTAAGTCGGGTTAGGTTTGCAAGTTGTTCGTTTGACAGCCTTGTGGTGTAGATTGCGGCGGAGCGGATGCGGTTGTTAGGAAAGCCAAAATTTGCATCGCTGATAATACATTTTGAAAGCGTTCCTGTAGGAAAATCCGTTGAGTTATTGCTTGTGCCAATTTGGGCACCATTAACATACAAAGTGTAATCACCATTTTTATAGCCACAAGCAACTTTGAAAATACCAGTTGAAAATGCAGATGATGTAATCAAATTAACTTCAGAGCCTGATGATTTTTTTATTGCAAGCCTAAATGCCCCTGTAGATGATAAACGAGCAATACTTACATATTCCGTAACTGAACCATTATCTATGTTAAATCCAAAATTACCTGCATTTAATCGGCTTATATCCCACTCCACATAAATCGTCCCCTCGGTTTGGCCTATCAACCCACTAACAAGCGCCCCCGATGCGCTGATGCTATCAGCGGCACGGCTGACTGCTGCTGTCGTTGTGGGGATAAAACTGGTGGGAAATGCACCAAGTTCTATCTGCGGTGCAGCGAAGCCGAGTTGAGTGCCAACGGCGGAGTTGCTTAAACTCGTAACGCCTGAAACTGGTCCAAGCCGCAAAACTGTCAACACATTTGTTGCAGTCATCGTAAAAGTTTCGGAACACCGATAAACATCAGTTCCCCATTGCTCAACCCTTCGGATTCGGTTAGTTATTGGCGAAGTGGCAATAAGTGAACCGCTACTAAAAGAGCCGCTAACATCAAACCCGCTTCCAAATGCCGTTTGCGTTGCTCCGCTTGTATTGGCAAAAAACCCTCCAATAGTGTGCGCTCCTGTTTTTTTGACCAAAAAACTTATTGTGTAGGTGCTACCGCTTGTCAGCGTTGCGTTTATGGTAGTCGTTCTATTGGAACCTGCAGTATCACCGACACTACTACCACTTGCTGCAACAGTCAAATTTATCCCACTTACTCCAATAACATCAATCGCACCACTTGTAAGGTTTGCACCAAGCAACCAACTCGTTGTGGTGTCGGTACTCTGCAAGCAAAGATTCTGCCCACTCGCCTCGACCAACAAGGCAGGACACGACTGCCCCAGCCAGTCGATGCGCGGCACTCCCGACGCTACGCTATCAATCAACCCGCTGCTATTTACGCGCGTCGCCGTTGTGTTGCGGCTGACGGTGAAGTCAGGAGGAAGCCCAACGACATTTGTAGATTCATTCAGCCGAGTGACCGCACCTGTCGAGGTGGCAATCATAGGCGTAGCTACGCCAAGCCGCTCAAGCTGCGGCGATGCAATCCGTATAGTGTAGCTGTATGTCGTGCCGCTGACAATCGGGTGGCCAATGCGCCCTCTCGCCGCAGTCACTCCACTTTGATTAAACGTTCTAACAGCCGAAAGTCGCTGCAATACTGCACCGCTGGCCAAGGCGATATTTGTCGATGTTCCCGCCTGAAAAGTTGAACCACTCACCTCCTGAACCTGCAAGACCATTGCAGGCGTTGTGATGTCACCACTAATGCAGGTTGCGTAGGCTGATAGCGTATATGTTTGGCCAGTAGTCGCAGTCACTGCACCTGTTGCGGCAGAAAAAAACAGGTTGAACGTACCGCTTGCTGTTGCCGTTCCGCTCACGCTTACATCTACATAATTGACGAGCGTGCCATCATTAGCCGTTGCCTGACCACTTGCGCCTACCGAAAAGGTGAAGCCAGCAGGGATAGATCCCGATGCCCATGTCGTCGGCAACACGCTGCCTGTCGCCCCAGCCATTGAATTGTTAGGTATGAAGTTGGTGCGCGTCGTTGGTAGCTGGTCGTAAAGCACCCCTGCCTTGTATAATTGCGGCACAACAAGCAGCGAAGGCTGCGTCTGCACGTCTTGCATGATCTGCATGGCGCGCGCCGTCAAGCAGTTACCAGCTTCTTCGCGCTGCGCCGCATCCGCCAATGCGTTATTTGTTGCCAAGGTCACATCTTCGGCGAACCCCTGAACAGGACGCTTGACCGCAAACGGCAAGCCATAACCCAACCCCAACGCCATTAGACCGCGCTTACGACGGTTACGGATTGGAAAGTATAGGCAAAGACGTTGCCTCCTGAAGGCGTCACCGCCGTTATGCGCTGCCCTCCGTTGCCGCAAATAATCATGCCGGTGTTGACCGTAACGCCTGAAAGTCCCAAGGTTGTCAGCAGGTTAGTGCCACCCTCGCCTGTCAATGTCGTGAAGCTGCACGATGCGTTTACGATGAGCGCATCATACGTCTTGCCAGTGACTGCGCCAGTGACGCACTCCATGACGACTCCGCGACCAAGTAACGCGTCAAGTTGTTGTCCTAAATTCATTGTCTTTTTCTTTAGTTGTAAATATCGTTTGACCTGTTTCTATGCAATTCTGCAATCGTGATTTTATCTTGTCGGTATCTGGCAGACGTTGCGGCTGAACGGCAACTCAAACACGACCGTTGCCTGCCATCCTGCGACCTTGTCATCCCTTGCCTCGACAAAGCGCGTAGCACTCACCGCGCCTGTGATCGTGTAGTCGCGGTCAGGGTCATCGGTGAACTCCGCGACGAAGTCCTGCATTATACGCAGGGTGTCGCTCAACACTTCGTCCTCGTTGTCAGTCCACCGGTAGACGACGCTGCCACTGATCGTCGCATCCACACCGCGAAGGTCTGCCACCCTGTCCATTACCAGCACGCTGACGGTTAGGTTAGCCGCGCCTATGGGCATTGACGCGCTCTGCGCATCAACGAACAAAAGCGGGTAGATAACCCTATCCCTGTCGGTTGTCCGAAGGTTGATCACGTTGTCCGTTCCGATCGCCAGCGGATCGCCGAACCCCACCGCGTTCAGCTGCAGGTGCGACTCCGCGAAGGCTATCAGGTCGTTTTTGATTGTCACCCAACTGCTCATAGAATTGCTTTAGTTTGTTTACGTTCTTGCTGTGCGCCATTAAAAGTAATTGCGTCTGTTTTCCGGGTAGTCCAGCGGATCGCGATACCTGCCCCTGCGACCAAGCACCATGCCGGTCTGGTAGGCGCTGTTGGCTGGGTAGATCGTGTCAATGGCGACAGGAGGATTATCGAACAACGGGAATAGCGTGTGGTTCTCCTGCAAGTAGCGCGTGATGCGCTCGGTGTACCACTCCGCATCGTCGCGGCTTTTGTCCATCAAGCGCGTCATCTCACGCTCGCTCATTGGCGACGACTCCGTGCTGCTCCTACGATCCATGCCCTTGTTCATGAATTTGAAGGCCAGCACCATCGGCAGTTCAAAGTACATCCACTGAATAATCGCTGGCTGAATGTAGGTCTGCATCAGCGTGGTGTTGTTCGCCGACAAAGTTCCGGCAATGACCTGCGTCACCAGTTCAGCGTATAGCGCCGATCCCACCGCTGGCTGAATGTGCATCTCTTGCACCTTGACAATGGTGGGACGTATCTGCGTGTAGCTTACGTTTTCGCTGATAACCGAATTTTCTATCAGCGTGTTTTCCGAAATAAATAGTGCCTTGCTCATTCGACGATTCTTTCAACTTGTGTACCTTTTTTGATTACCAACTGCTGCACCCACATATGCCGGCACGACGGCCTGTGCCTGCCATCTTCAAGGGTCAGCCATCCGCCTCTGCGTTCCCAAACGCTGTACCCCATCAACGCCGTCAGCTGGTTAATGTCGTCGCGCGTGTACAGTCGTGCGCTGGACAAGTCCATCATGACTTGGCAGAACTTGCGGCTCTTGTCGTAGCCATCAGCCTTACTTAATCCCCGGTATTCTGGCCGCCAGTCGTACCGGTAGCGCACCTCGACGATCGGCTCTGGCACTTTCTCCTCCTTGATCGCCTCACCGATGCCGCGCTTCAGCGGGTACTTGTTGACCTGCAACAGGTATTGGATGCGCTTGCGGATTCGCGCCTTGCTCACCCCGAACTCCTTGGCCATTTCTTCAACGGTTGCATCCTCACGCTTGCGTCTGTACTTGATGATGCGCTCGTCCAACGCTTTGTCCTCATCGCTAACGGCAAACTGCATGAAGAACTCCGCCTCGCCGTATTCGTTGAAGTCCAACTCGCGCTCTTGCAGCACCTCGAAACTGTCGCGCGTTTCACCAAACTGCTGGCCTACCTGTGCAAGGAACTCCAACTCATCAGCTTCATCGGTGAACGCCTGCTCTTTCACGCCCAATAGCTGATCGACCTGTTCGGCATTGAGGCCGAAGCCAGCCGTCAGCATCGTCCGCGCCTGTTCGAGGGTGACCTTGCCCTGCGAATAGTGGCGCACAATACGCATCAGGTTTTGGTACTGCCGCCCCGAAAGCGTCTTGATAGCCTCGTTGACGC